TTCCCGTGCTGCCCAGGCCTCAAGGACATCTGCAGCCGCCGCATAGACGTCATATGTGCGCCCAGTGACAAAGACAGGGCCGTGTGTCTCGGTCTCAAGCTCCCATTCCCCACTCAGTGCATCTTCGGCCAGGACGGCTATCTCGCTGCCGCTAACCGTCAGCTGTGCACCTTGCTCCCAGTAAGGGTATCGGGCTTTCCATAGACGTGTCGGCGGCGGCAGTGCAGGCAGGAGTAGCGCACGGACGATGACAGTATGACAGTTATCGAGGAACCGCTCAAGCTCCTCGTCTGTCCAGATGCGCTCACTCGCGGGCCCGTCGTCGCCGATGAGTCTCCTGACCTGCTGCACGAGATGCTCCATCGTTGGCCGCATAACGCTCCTCCGGTGTAGAGGGGGCAGGGATGGGTGCCTCAACCTCGAGGCACCCATTGACCCGCGCTAGCTCCGCCCAAACCCCTTCAGCCTCGAACACCTGACCACTCACTGGGTGCTGGAACCACGGCATTACTCACCTCACGCATAGCTACCCGGGTTGAATGTGCCGAGTGCTAGGTACTGTCCTCTCGGCAGCTTCGCACCATAGACATACAGCGCCTTGACACCAGTTGCGAAGTCGTTTTGCAGTCTCATTGTCTCAACCTTCTCGATCGCGCTGGCGTACGTGATCATCGGGTCGCCAGCGATGATCTTGTACTTCTGTCCGCCAGTGTTCGGGACGTTCGGTGACACGTACACTTGCATGCCCTCAAATGTCCCGATGAAGCCAGGCCGGACGATGCCCTGCTGGACCGTCTGATCACCTAGCTGGGTTGCTCGGCTGCCGAGCTCGAGCTGGAGCATCGTCGCGAGCCAGGTTGGCACGACAACCCGTGGGTTTGTCATCGGTGCCCGGGCGTTCACAAGCACCTCTCGTAGCCGCACGAGCACTGTCGTCGGTCGCACCTCGCCCGAGCCAAGCCCAACCACGATCGGGTCAGTATCAGTGCCATACTGGTTCGCCACTGCAATCTCGCTGAACTTTGACGCAATATACTGGTCAATCGCATCACCGATCGCAACAGCCATTCGCTGGCTTGCCTGCTCGATAAGGTTCAGGATAGAGAACTGCGCTCGAACGTCCGGGACCTTCACGAGGATTTTCTTCTGCTGGTCGATCTGGATTGTGACCTCGTTATCAGACAGGAGCTGCCAGTCGCTGTCCGACCAGCCACCGGTATAGTCAGACACGTTCACGTCACTGACCCAGAACGCCTTGACTGTGCCGCCAGCTCGTACTTCTCCCTCGTAGTTCCGGTTCGTGAGCGCAGCGACATAGACGTACGTCTTGTCAAGGTTCGCAAGAAGCCGAGCACTCCAAATAGTCGGTTCACTGAGCAGTGGAGTCCCTGGACCAGGCATTGTTCACCTCCGTCATGACGATCGCTGAACTGATCGTAGGGCTGCCTCGAAAGCCCGGTTAACTGCCTCGAGGTCTCCTGACCTGAGAGCTTCCTCGAGTGAGATTGTTGTGCGGCTTGGATTGGTCGCAGATGCCGAGCTGCCGACGAGATATGGCCGCTTTCGGACGAGATCGCGTAGCAGTCGCTCGAGGTTGAGTGGACGTCCTGTCTCGTCGTACTCGACCTCAGCTAGGTCAAGCAGACGATATGCTGCATCAGGGTCGATGATGCCAAGCTCACGTGCCCTCAGCATTGTCTCATAGCGCAGTGTATGCTCGCGGATGAGCAACTCTCGCTGAGTCAGCTCGCGCTCAAGCTCCGACAGTCGTCGGCGCATTCGCTCAGTCTCTGAGAGCTTCTCTTCGTCACGTTGCTTAAGCTCACGCTCAAGCTCCCGAAGCTTGCGGCGATACTCTGCCGCCTCTGAACGCAACTTGCGAACATACGCTATATCGAACCGCTCCTCCGCCTCCTGGGCATCAGGAGCTGTAGCCTCCACAGCCTCGGGCTGCTCAGTTGTGACCTCCTGGGTCACCTCTGCTTCAGGCTCCAGGCCTGTTCGCTCCTCGACCATCGATCATCCTCCCGCAATTCGCTTCAGTGACTCTGGCGGCTCCATCTCGAGCTCACGGTAAAACTGAAGAAGTTTTCGAGCTGCCCGGCGTTTTTCCTCGGGAGGGGCATCAACGCCACCTCGAGCACCAGCAAGTGCCGCTGCAGCTGCAATCACTGCGTTTCGGTTCAGTGCACGGCCCATCCGTTTTGGCTCATAGACCGGTAGCTTACACTTCGCCTTCACCCAGTCCTCCCGGGGACTGTCGTTCAGGTTGATCAGGCATGCCGCGCAGTAGTCGACAGCGTCCTCGTAGTCACCTGGCTTGTCAATGTCACTCCATGGCCGATCTGAGATTCGGACCATCGTGGCCTCCTCAAGACGGAAACCCGCTGCCGGGGCTGGTTCAGCCTGCACGGCAACGGGTCACCGTCGCGCAGCGTACACTGCTACTATAACTCGTCTGGCCACTCGCCTTCCAGTAGGTCGTACATGAGCACGAGCGGTTCGACGGCGAATGCAACATCCCAGTCGTTCGGATACTGTATGAGATGACGCTCGGCTGCCTGCAGGGCTCGCCGCACAGCCTCAATCGTACCCTCCTGATATGCAGCCCGGATGAGCACTAGTAGCCGAGCTCGATCCTGCTCACTCACGTGTCCTCCCGAACTTGATATACAGCACGTAGTCCTCCATGTACTGCCGGATGTCCTGTATGCGGCGAAGGATATCTTGTTGCTGCCGGCCGGTATATGCCTGCTTGATCCACTGCTCGATCTTCTGCCAGCGGTCAGTACCCTCGACCTTCGCCAGGTCTCGATAGAACTGCTCGGGTGGGAGCTTAGTGAGTTGTCGTACCTGTTCGATCTGAACGACGAGCTCGTTGTACGGGTGAGCTGTCGTGACCTTTTCGACCTCCCGCAGGTCAACCCAGCGAAACTTAGGCACGTCACGGACGAGCTCTTTTGTGATGTGCCGGGCATAGGCATCGACCCACGCCTCCTCGATGGCGATCGTCTGGTAGTCCAGCGGCTTCGACGGTGACCCTGCGTGCAGGAGTTCGTGTATGAGCGCATGGACAATGACATGGTCACGAACTCGGATTGCATCAGGTGACACGGTTATATATCGCTTGAGCGGCAGGAACGCTGCTCGCCAGGGGCCGACTCTATGCACGATCCAGCCATTCCAGCCCCAACCTGGCCCCAGGTTTCGCTTTTTAATCACACCCACACCATGTACTCGCTCGATATATGCGGCGATTGTGTCGGCATACTCGAGCATGAGTTTTTTGTCGGCCGACAGTCGTCGGCGTTGCTCGACGAACTTCTTCAGCTGCTTCAACGATCGGGGAACGACCTGCTCGAGCAGCTTGACACCTAGCGTCTTGCCGAATGGTGTTCGTCGCACGTGATAGATATCATTGTACCCGATGTAACCACGTCGTAGAGCCTCGTGACGCAACGGGCCAAGTATCCTATCCCGCTCTTCGAATGACTGCTGCCAGAACCACATCCACGAGTCTGGCAGCGTATCCTGACCTGTGGCAATAATCGGGAGGTCTTGCTCAGTGAGTGGGACTGTGACACAGCGCCCGTTCGGATGGTCGAAGACAATATCGTCGAGCTCAAGTACCTGCCCGTGCATTGCCAAACAGGCGCCACACGTCCGGGCCGACAGTGAGGCGACCCACCGCCACCGCTTGACCACGTTCGACTGACGATAGAGTTCGAGCGTGCCTGCTCGATATGCTCGTAGCGTCTCTGTTCGGGCAATGCGCTGCGCACGGTAGGCTGACGTTGCTAGTGCCTCCCGCAGGAGCCTAGCAGTCGTGGTCGGGTGCCAGCCAGCAGCTATACCTGTCAGTAGTGCCTGCTTCGCCTTTGCTACTGCACGCTCGGCTTCCTCCTGCGTGAATGCCCGGCTAGCATGTGTCTTGAGCACGTCAAGTAGGGGACTCTGCGGGTCAAGTGACGCGGTCATGGCAATAAATGCCTCGGGATGATGCGGCTGAAACATTAGTTCGAGCCCTGCCCCGCCTGCATGCTGGGCAGCCAGTGAGAGGGCCTGAGGCATATTGCCCTGCACAAGCGCATCAACTGTGCGTGTGTACTGGCTAACCGCCGTCCGAATGGTGTCAATGAGTTGGCGATACTCGTCGAGCTGCATGAGTGTCGCCGTCTCGACCTCGATACCTTGATCTCGAAGCTCCCGTACCCGAGCATCGAGTCGCCGAAACTCTGCAAGGACAACACGCTCAGCCTCCTGATAGGCGGCCAGGACGACCCGAAGCGTTTTCACGTCAAGCTCTCGTACTCCGCGTGCATACTGCCGAGCAAGGGCCTCGAGATCTGTACTCATGCCTACTCCTCACCGAGAAGTGTATCTAGCACCTGGAGGGTTGCTTCGCCATGGCTCATCGTCCGCTTCTCTCGCTCTGTCTCCGGGTCAAGCCCAAGGCGCCGGAGGATCGTATCTGTCGAGACGCCAAGCTGCTGCCACAGCAGGAGGGTTTTCGCCTCCGCCTCTGGGTCGCCCGGGATCAGCTCTGGCCAGTGCAGCGCCGTCAAGTGCTCGTCACCGAACCCTCCGACGGCTAGCAGACGTCGGTTCAGCTCGACCAGCAAGTCACCATAGAGCCGGCGCTTTGTCTCAGTCTTCTCGATGAGCGGCTGATAGAGTATCTGCAGTGCAATGCCAGAGAGCGAGCCAATCCCCTGTACACGCCCTGTCGCAATCTCGGGCACGCGGACAATCTCGTGGAACGCCTCCCGAAGCCGGAGGTAGAGCTGGATCGAAGAGCTCAGGTCGCTCTGCATCTCGAGGTTGCGTAGCTCGGCCTCGGGTGATGGCAGGATGATCGTCTCGTCGACCGAGAGGTCTAGCTGATCGGCCCGGAATCCACGCCCCCACGTTTTCGGGTGTGCGTGATAGCGAACAATGCGCACGAGGTTCGACAGGACGAAGTTGATCGTCTCATTCAGCCGCAGGACATCGTCTTCCAGGTCGCTGATCCCCCAGTAGTCGTGTGGGTTCGGGAGGTTCTGGCAGTCGACAATCGGTGGAAACTCGTATGGCCAGACAGTCTCGGACACGGTCAGCCAGCGCTCGCCAGAGTACGCCTTTTCGTCCCGAATGAGCCAGCGGCCACCGTCAGGCACGATCAGCTGGCGCAGGACGACCGGGCGCCCTGTCTCGGGGTCAAGCGTCGGAAACTGGATCCGATAGCCCCGTACATGCTCATGGTCGTCTGGTGCAACACTGACAACGACAGTCGCAGGGTCGAGCACGACCAGGCGGGGATAGTCTCTGGCCTGGTCAATGAGGATCTTGACGAATGCATGGCCTGCGACCGCCCCAGAGAGCGCGAGTTTCTGCAGCAGCGTGAGCTTCCGGTTCGCTGCCCAGCAGGCATCGAGCCACTCCTCTGCCTCGGTTGTCTCACCCTCGACGAGCTCAAAGTCGACGTCTTTGCCAAAGAGAAAACTCACGCCTTTGTCGACGATTGCACGACACAGGTTGACGATGACGTTGTCGTCAGGTTGCCCCTGACGGACACGTAGTTGCCGTGGGTGTTTCCCGAAGTAGTACTCCCACCGCCGCATGATCGTTGCCGCATGGGCAACCTCCTGTGCGACGAGTGACTCTGCAAGACCAAGGTCAATCGGATGGGGGTATGGCCAGACTGCCATCGCTCACTCTCCTCCCGGCATGAGACCTCTCAGTGCTGCGACTAGGCGGACAGACCAGGCCTCGTGCAGCGGGGCCACGTGGATATCCCAGGGCGTGGGCTCGCTCTTCGCATGCTTCAGCACGACACGCTCGTAGACCTGATAGACATGTCCCTCGTACTCGAACTCCTCGGTCAGTGGCCAGCCGAGGACTCTGAGCGGCAGCGACTGGTCAGCTCGCTCCAGCTGGCGCCAGAGTGCGAGGAACCCATGCCCGACATGCCGGCCGTGGGGTCCGAGCCGAATTACGTTCGTGTCCATTACCGGCCCTCCATGCAGATATTGCCGAACACGGTCACGATAGGATACGAAGCCCTGCGAGAGTATCCGTCGTGGGCACTGCTTGCCACTCCAGTGCTGGTGAGGTACAGCCCGCTCGAGTGGGATGCTGAATGCGCGGCAGAGGGCAGCGATGAGTCGAGCGCCGTGATCCTGCGTCTTGCCCCAGTCGCTCTGAGCGTGGACACACAGCTCGATGCCGATAGAGGAGCGGTTGCCGGGGCCGTTTACCCCATCGCCTGCATGCCACCCATTCTCGACAAGTGGGAGCAACTGAATAATCTCATAGTCATCGACGACGTAGTGAAAGCTGACCTGGCCAATCCCTCCACCTGCATGCACGAAGCGGCGATGCATCTCGGCATTCGCACCTGGAGCTTCATTCGCTGTCTCGTGCACAGTGATCCAGCTCGGCTGCATAGGATATCCTGGGCGGTTGCCGTTGCCAGCTGGAATCCACGAGATCCGATAGCGGACACCAGGTACCTCAGGTTCTGCGCGCTGGCTCATGAACCGGACGACTGACGCGATGTAACTTGCCGGGTCATTGCCGTCCGACCGTGGCGCCCAGAGCGCGATGACCTGACCGATTGCCCATGCCTTCTGTCGCCGATAGGTAAAGTCGGGGTCTACCAGTCGCCGTGCCAGGTCGCGGAATCCCTCTGTCCACTTCGGGTATCGCCAGAACTGGCCACGTCCTGGGATATCCACGGGCTGGCCAACCCCAGTGCGGCTCGAGCGTGTTGCACCCGGATTCCGTAGGTCATGTTGCTGGACAATGCCGACCGTGCCGAAGCGAGACTCATGCCAGAAGATAGCCAGCGCGAACAGCGGGTCAACGCCCTGGCTGGCCACTGCTGCCCAGGCGTGCCGGGCTTCGGGGGCAGCAGGCGACTGGCTATCTCGAAGCATGTATTCGAATGTTGCCTGACTGATGCGTGGGAGGACACCGATTACGTGCGTCTCACTTGTGACTGACATAGCATTACCCCCGTGCATGTGCTCGTGCTAGCCACCGTATGAACTGCCACCATGCTGCTGTTCGTGGACTGACCTCGGGTACGTTCAGGGGGTCATAATCTTGGGGAACTACCTGACGCGGGAGGTAGGTAGCGAGTGTCTCGGCCAGCCGCTTGGGGTCAGCTAGTGCATAGGCACGACTGACCTCGATCAGATATCCACGGGCAAGGAGGAGTCCGATAACGTCATCTCGCTCATAGTACGCGACAGCCTCTATCCCACGCTGCGCAAGCATGGCTAGCAGTACCAGCCGCTTCTCTGTCGACATCGTCGGCCAGTGTCTCACTACTCACCCCCAGAGACTCGGGCCAAACTGGATATCCTGCGCAGGGCCAACCGCGGCCAGTGCGAGCGCCAGTGCCATGACCGAGTCAGTCGTGAGCTTCGCATCGTCCCAGGCATAGCCTGCTAGTTCATCGACAAGCTCGCGCACGAACGGGAACCGGAGCTCGTGCTTCTCCAATGCCAGTTGGAGCCGGGCGAGGATATCGCGCTTCGAGCGAGCCGTCAGGACAAGTCCCCGGGCCACGTCACTGACCTCATCGAGGACAGCTGCACCCACACCCGTTGCATCGATGAGGGTCTCGTGACAGCTGTACCGCTTGTGCAGTTCCCTGATCCGCTGCGCCACAACTGGGTAGGGTGTCCGTTGATACCGCTCGTAGTAGATTACTCGGTATGGCTTTGTCGTCACATCCAGCACGATATGCACTGTCCAGTCCACGTCACGAGCGAGGTCAACGCCCTGGACATATCGCCTGCCAGCCAACGGTGCTTCTGGCAGCCCCCAGTCGGTCTGCTCGTATGCTGCCCGAATGTCATCGAAGCGAAAGACCGCAGCATCGTCGTCGACATACTCACCCTCGACCTCTCGCCGCCAGGCTGCTCCGGTCATCCGGTCCCTGAGCGAGCGGATATAGTCGTGGTCAACGTTCGGGTTCTCCCATGTCGGCCCCTGCTGAGCGTAGACACGAGGGTCTCCTGCCAGGCCACGGCTCAGTTCGCGATAGACGAGTCCTCGGCGGGCTCGTGGGGTCGAGATGAGGACGAGCTGACCACCGACATCTGCCAGTGTCATCCGAATGACCTCGTCGATGATTCGCTCGGGTAGGTAGTCAGCTTCATCGACGATGACCCGGTGGAACTTATGCCCTCGTAGATAGACACCCTCGCGAGCGGTCGTGCGGACAGTAATCTCGGAGCGCGTCTTGAACCGAATCGTTGGGAACGGCGTCATTCGGAGGTCTCGCACAAGGGCACGCACCAGTGGCTCGCGCTCAGCTAGGCTCGTCACGATGTCGAACGACAGCCGAGCCTGGTCAAGTGTGACGCTGACAATCCCCTGCCGTGTGCCCGGGTGCGTGAGAGAGAACCAGAGTGCCTGGACAGCTGCAAGCTCCGACTTGCCCCAGCGCCGTCCTGTCACAAGGACATGGGTCTGTCGCCAGGGTGCTGCTAGCCACCGCTTCTGCCCCTCATGTGGCTGCCAGTCGAGCCAGCGTCGGCAGAACAGGAGCGGGTCAGCCGCATCCCGTGCTGCCTGCTCAAGAAGCCGCGCTGTCTGGTCACGAAGCAGGAGTGCTGTCATGCTCGTTGCCTATCCGAGCCAGATACCGTGCGAGTAGTTCTCCCACGTCAATCTCATGCCGGACCATGTCGAGGCCAAGCAGCTTCATGCGCGTCTGCAGGACTGTACAGAGTCGATCGACTGCCCAGCCCTTGCCGGCCTTGACTGCACTCCAGATCGCTGCCAGCGCCTCGTCTGTCCGGATGAAGTCGTCCAGGAGCCGAGACTCGTAGGCAGAGAGCCGGCGCTCTGCCCATTCAGCGCGGATTGCCTTGACGTCTTTGACCGCCGTCCCGATCGAGACACCGAGTCGCTTCGCAAGCTCTCGATACGTGATTGACGGTTCTGCGAGTAAGAGTTCAGCCGCCTTCATTCGCCGCTGTTCCATGCGAATCTTGTGTGCGTTCGGCATGTTCACTCCTCTCACTGGTAATGAGGCTCCGTAGGCGCTCGCCGTCGTATGTCATGCCACACCGCCAGCACTGCAGCACCTGCAGGCCCGTGGCCGTTGCCATGACCAGTCGTCCACGGTGCCGGATGACGATGTTACCGAGTGAATACTCGCAGATCGTTGCAGCACACTGTGGACAGCGTATCCTCATGGACGACATTCCTCGAGCTGAGACGGCATGGCACCAGCCACCAGCAGGCTAACTGTACTAGATAGTCGTTGAGCATGTCTCCTGGCTCAAGGAGAGTGAGAGCTGTCCGTGCGGGTATCTCGTGTTCTCGCGTAGTATGCATGGTGCGAGGCCATTCCAGTTGATCGTGTGGTGAACACGACTGACAGAGCGGACATATTCGACACGGACAGCCGCCGGCGCGAGCATGACGGGATAGAGGCTCTTTGCGTATGTGCCATAGTCACGATAGAGGCGCGAGATGCCGCCCTCGACATGCTGTGTTGGCCGCTGCTTGAGCATGACCAGTGGGATAGTAAAGAACAGCTTGCCACGCATTGTATGGTCCAGCACCGTACAGACATCGTCATTGAAGATTCCTCGCCAGTCAAAGCGCCGACTGGGCATGAGAAAGAACGCATTCATTGCTTTACGCAGGTACTTCGGCTCTAGTGCAAGCGACTTACCGACATTGTCGCCAGACTGGCAGAATGCCAGGCAGACAACGTTTGGTGGCATATTGACGAGTGTCTCGGTGAAGACCCGGAAGATGTCGTCAAACCGGTGAATTGGGGCACCATATGATGGCTCCAAACCACGCTCATCATGAACAACATACCAAAAGTACTGATAGTCGTCATCGAGCAGTAGAAAGACGTCCAGCCCGAGCCGCTCGGCGATGTCCCAGGCTGCCTGCCGAGCATAGAGTGGTGTTGCCTGTGGCCGTCCTGGGTTGAACATCTCGTCGACCTGTTTGGCATACTCGTCCTTGGAGAACGTGATGAGCCGCTTGCCATAGGCGTACTGGTAGAGCTCGAGCTGTGGGTCTCGGTCATCGACGATGAGCCAGTAGCTACCTGTATAGCCAGCATGGCGAAGCGCTTTGATCGTCGCGACTTTCCGAGCGCGTGCATGAGAGAGGATCAGGATTCCGGCCTTCATCGCTGTCCTCCTGGCTTGTCGATGCCATACTCGGCGTCATAGATATCCAGTATCTGCTTTGACAGGCTAGCGAGCCCATACTCGATTGCCTGGTCAACGTCAATGAGGACGAGTGCCAGGCGCTCAAACCAGGCCCGGGCTGCATCTGGTGCATGGGCATAGAGCTCGGCAATATTGCGAAAGTGCCAGCGTGTGAACCGCTCAGCTGCAGCTTTGAAGAACGCTTTGTACTCGGGTGAGAGGCGCTCATCTTGGTCGATTGCTGCATGGAGCTGCTCAACTTCAGAGCGGTCATAGCACTCGCTGAGTGACGGTGGTTCACGCTTTGTCGGCACATAGATTGGGATCGTGATCCGCTTGACATACCGCTCACTGAAACTCGGCTGTGGCTCACTCTCGGTCTGTGTTGCAGGCGTGTCGTCTGGCTCAGGCTGGCCAGCATGAGACGGCAGGTTCATCCAGAGCGTGAGTTGGCGACTGTCACGCTCAAGTGTCTCCCGATAGAACTGGTCGAGTCCTTCTTCAGCCGCTAGCTCACGGTTCCACCGCTCGAGCATGTCCCAGTCCCACTGGGCAGTTGCGCCAGCGTGGAGGGCAATGACCAAGCGACGTCGTTCCTCGTCAGTCAGGGCACGATTGGACTGGAGTGCCCAGACCTCGGCATCTGGCCCCAC